TCTTGAATACTTTAACAAAATCACGAAAGGTGGTCTCCCTAACAAAACTCTTAACATCGCTCTTGCTGGTACGGGTGTCGGGAAATCTCTATTCATGTGCCATGTGGCTAGCTCCGTCTTGCTCCAGGGACGGAACGTTCTGTACATTACGCTGGAAATGGCAGAAGAACGCATTGCTGAAAGAATTGACGCAAACCTCTTGAATGTTCCAATTCAAGATATTGTTGATCTTCCGAAGCAAATGTTTGAAAATAAGGTCACAAATCTTTCAAAGAAAACGCAGGGCACTCTTATAATTAAGGAATATCCTACTGCTTCTGCACATGCTGGCCACTTCAAATCTCTTCTAAATGAACTTGCACTTAAGAAGTCATTTAGACCTGATATTATTTTCATCGATTACCTTAATATTTGCGCTTCCTCTAGGTATAGGGGAAATAGTAATATCAACTCTTATACCTTTGTGAAAGCAATTGCAGAAGAACTTCGTGGTCTTGCCGTGGAGTTTAATGTTCCGATCGTAAGTGCTACTCAGACAACTCGTTCTGGTTATGGATCTTCTGATGTGGAACTGACTGATACTTCAGAATCATTTGGTCTTCCCGCTACTGCTGACTTAATGTTTGCTCTTATTTCTACAGAAGAACTTGAAGGACTAGGACAAATTCTTGTTAAACAACTTAAGAATCGTTATAATGATCCTACTATCCATAAACGTTTTGTAGTTGGTATTGATCGTGCAAAAATGCGTCTTTATGACTGCGAACAATCTGCTCAACAAGATATCCTTGACAATGGGAAGGATGAAGAGTATGATTATGAAGAAAAGAAACCTAAAAAAACATTCGAAGGATTTAAATTCTAATATGACACAAGTTATTGATACAAACAAGTATATTGAATTTGTAAAGCAAACCACGAGCAAACCATCTTCTAATCTTGCAGACTTACTTGCAAGAATTGCTGAACTTGAATCAGTTAATGATTGTAATGTTCCTCATCTTTTAACTGGTGCTCTTGGTCTATCTGCAGAGGCAGGTGAATTTGTTGAAATTGTAAAAAAAATTCTGTTGCAAGGAAAATCTTATACTGAAGAGAATGTTATTCATATGAAAAAAGAGGCAGGAGACTGTCTCTGGTACATCTCTCAAATTTGTATTGCACTTGATACTAATTTTGAAGAACTAATGCAGATGAACTATGAGAAACTGAGTGCAAGATATCCGGAAGGAACTTTTGATGTTTATAAATCTGAAAATAGAGCAGAAGGTGATATTTAATTTTGAGGAGGTTGGAAAACCTCCTTTTTTGCTATTTCTGTAATCTCTAAAATTTATAAATAATAGTAGAGATTAGAAAAGTTGTATGAAGTATATTGTTTATTCATATGGTGATGAAAATGGAAAATTCTACTACATTGGTAGAGGAAGAGTTGGTAGAGAAATTGAAAACCATAAAAGAGTTAAAGTTCCACCAAAAGAAAGAATTTTAATACTTCATAAGGATTTAACAAAACAACAAAGTGTTGATTATGAAAAAGGATTGATTAAATTTTATGGAAGAAAAATAGATGGTGGAATATTGGAGAATTTAAGTATAGGAGGACATTGCGGTTCTGAAGGAGTTCCTCCTTGGAATAAGGGAAAAAGATGCGAGTATATATCAAAATCAAATAGTAAAAGAATAGGTGAATTGCATCCTCTTTTTGGAAAACCTTTACCAGAAGAAGTTAGGGAAAAAATTAGTAAATCTAATACTGGGAAAAAACATAGTGATGAAGTTAGAGATAAAATAAGAAATAAACATTTGGGAGTAGAAAAAACTGAAGAGCACAGAAAAAATATCAGTAAAGGTAAAAGGGGTATGAAACAATCCGAAACTCATAGGCAAAATAATTCTAAAAGTAAGTGTAAATTCTTATATAAAATTGAAACACCAACAGGAGAAATTGTAGAAACTGAAAATATGAGAAGATTTAGTATTGAAAATAACCTTCCGCCAGCATCTATGCATAGATTATCTGTTGGTGAATATGTTGAGTATCGTGGATATAAGTTGATTGATAAAGCTCAGTTGATAGTAAAACCAACTTGACTTTGGATTTATTTCTGTTATAATATTTTTATTCATATAAAAAACTATGAAAACTCTAACAACTTTTGAAGCACCTGAAAAGTCAAAGTTTATGTTTCAAAATACTGCAGCAGGACCAGTATTGTGGGTGGTGTCTGGTGAAGGAAATAAAAAACTTTTTAGATTTCGTGGAAAAACCATTCGTGATAAAGAAAAGAAATTTTCTCATATGAAATATTACTTGGAGGAAGTATGACTACTTTAACGAAAATGCAGATTGATACCCTTAAATATTCTTTCGCACATCTTAATGTAGATTTTGAGAAAGTTCCAACAGCAAAAATGCACGGAACTATGGAAGGTGTACAACAACAAATTGATAGTGGTGCTGATAAAGTCATTTATTCTTATAGAAATGAAACTGGTGGAGTGACCATTACCTCTATGAAAGTTGGTGAGGAAACTGAAGAAAGTAAAGAAGCACTCAATAAGGTTAGAGAAAATGTAAGAAAGTATTGGGAAGATTTGCACGAATTTAGAAAAAGGGATGATACAACTAAAAATAAACTAATGGATTTGAATACATTGGAGGAAGTATGACTAAAGAAAAGCAAGTAACCATTAAACTTGACACTCGTTCTGCAGCAGCAGTTCGACAAGTTTTATTTGATTCGCAAAAAGGATATACTTATGATGAAGTAAGTGTTCCTCCTCGTGTGACTGATATTCGTGGAGTAATCCAACAACTTGATGAGAATATTGGCGCTGTTCTTGGTGTTTGACCCTACGGGGGTTTTTTATAAATAACTAAAAAAGTATTTGTAAAAAATGGATCCTAAAGAACTGCGCGGTTTATACGAAGCATATGCTGAAGTTTATGCTCCTCAACAGATTAATGAAATCTCACAGAAGACTGCAACTAGTGCATACGCTAAAAGAAGAACTGGTGAGTTTGAAGGTGATGATGCTTCTGATAGAGTAGCAAAAACCAATAAACTCAAAGACCGTATTGAGAAAAAGTTTGGAAAAGAGGCAGGAAAGCACGCAGATAGAGCAGCAGATGTTGAAACCTTTGGTCGCAAGGATGCAAGTGGTAGACGCAAGCAAAGTCCACAACCAAGAATTCAAACAAGTGATCATGAAAATCAGAGAGAATTTAAAAGGGAGTTGAGGATTAAGAGAGATAGAAGACTTCGTGCAGCGCGTGGAGGGGATACTAATGAGCAAGTAAATATCTTTGATACAGTTCTTGAGTTCCTTCAAGCAGAAGGATATGTAGAAACTCTGGAAGAAGCAGAGTGGTTGATGGCAAATATGATTGATGAGGAAGCGATTGATATTATCTTAGAAATCACTGGCGGTAAGGGTCATCCTGGTTATAAGGCTGGTTCAAAGGACCATGGACCAATGCAGTCAGGACATCCTGCTGATAGTGAAAAGAGAAAGGATAAAGGTGGTACAATGTCTCAGAGACACGGATATCATCTTGGTGATATTGATGATGACGATGATGATGAGGATGAACTTGAGAGTGTTGTTAAGCAACAATCAAGAGACAGTAGAGAAAGAGTTAGAAAACCTTTAAGAAATAAGGTTAAGGCTGCAAGAAAGGTTCTCTCAAAAGAAGAGTTTGTTGATGAAGCACAACACGCTCGTGAGAACCCTGAGAAGTATGAAAGAGAGCAGAGCAAAAAGTCTGCTCCTGTTCGTGGAGAAAGAACTCCTATGCCTCCAAGAGGAGATAAGCGTAGAGAAGACTTTGAGAAGTGGTATGCTAAGCAAATGGGTCGCTGATAAATAAATCGGAAGGTTGCTCTAACCCACTTGACTTTTAGTTGAGAGGGTTTTATAATATCTTGTATTGGGGTGTTCGTATAACGGTTATTACTCTGGATTTGCATTCCAGCAATAAGGATTCAATTTCCTTACACTCCATTATAAGGTGAATAATAAATATTTGAAAAGTATTTATTATAATGACTAAAGTATCTACAGAAAAAACTACGAAACTGGAATCTTCTGAAGTTTTTGCTGCAGTTGGTTTGCATATGACTAAAAAACAAATGAAAGATTTGTGTGAAGATCAAACTGGAAGTATGATCTTATCTTGGTTGTCTTCTGGAAAAGTTATTGCAAACGACAATAGCAAAATACAATATGGGTCTAGTAAATCTACATATCTTTCCTTTTTTACTGTTCCAAATGATAGTAAGAAGAAATCTGATTTAATTGCTAATGTTGTTGCTGGGTTTTCTGCTGCAATAGGTGTTAAAGATTTTGTTAAAGGTGCTGGAGATTTTTCTGGTGGAGAGTTTATCGCAGAAAAAGTTTTTATGACCGGATCAACTTGGCCACAAGAAGTTGAAAAATTTAGACTTAAAAGAGAATCTGATGGGTTTGATTATAATTCTTCTGATTTAGTTGTTAAAGTTGATTCGGAAACTTACTATGGAATTTCTTTGAAGAAAAAGAAAAATGTAAAGGGAGCAGATCCTACACTAATCAATAAGGCATTTGATACTTTTTTACAGGGAAATGAGTTTCAAAAAGTTAGGGATAATCTTTCTAAAAAAAGACAAGACTATTTTGCAGGACTTGCAAAGGAAGCAGCGAAGAATGGAATAATTTATGTTCCTGGTATTGAAAGTATGTCTAGTGAAGATATTTGGAATATAAGTTTTAGAAATCCATTAAAAAATAATGCATTAGTTTATTTGATTAATTTAAAAGGATCCAATACCTCTAATACTCCAGTTGAATTGAGTGAAGTTAAGGGAAAACTTGTTGGTAGTGGTGAGAAGAGTTTGTTTGAAGAAGACAAGCAAAATGGACTTAGGGCATTCTTTAATAAAGAACTTGCAAAAACTGATAATGAACTCTTTGAAGGATTTAAGAATGTTTTAAATGATAATATTGATATTTTTGCTAATGGTTTAATTGATATTGTTCTGAAAACAAAAATGCAGGCGGGATTAAGAGCAAAGGATATTGGTGGATATAATTTTGAGTTTGCTCTTGTGACTGGATATGCTGATTATACTCCCAGTGCTAAAAATCCAAGATTAAACTTAAATGCTGCTAAAGTTATTCCGCAGCATTCTATTCTTTGTGGACTATCTGATCTTCAGGGAAATAATAAACCATATGTTCTTGAGTTGGATGAAAAGAAAAAAGAAGACGCAAATGCTGCTAAAGTTTTCTTTAATTTGAAAAAGGCGGGAGTTACTATTCTTATATTGGAGTTGAGATATAAAGGAGACTTTAAAGCACAACCACAATTTTTTGCTACTTTGGGGGATGACTTTATCACACAAATGTTTGATAGGTGTATAGTTGATAGGTAATAAATAAAGGTATAAGATTAAACAATATGAAGAGTTTCTTTACATTTTTATCAGAAGCAGCACAATCGCAAGCATCTCAGCAGGCTCAAAAACTGGGTCTAAAAGGTGATGGCCATGGGGGTTGGCTGGATCGTTCTGGTAAGGTAGTAGCAAGAACTGATAAAGGAAAACTTAAGTTCGTTGATGGTCGTCAAGCCTCAGCACAAGAACCTGCCGCAGAACCAAGACAAGCAGCACCTGTACCTGCAGCACAACCTCAAGCGGCACAAGCACCAGTTCCTGCAGAACCTCAAGCATCCGGAGCAACACCTGAAGATCAAGGACAGGAACAAGAACTTCCACCACTGACTGTGGTATTTGGTCGTTTCAATCCACCGACAGTCGGACATGAAAAACTTCTCAAGTCTGCAAAGAGAATTTCTGGTGGTGGAGATATTAAGATCTATCCTTCCAGAACTCAAGATCCAAAGAAAAATCCATTGGATGCGAGCAAGAAGATCAAGTATATGAAGTTGATGTTCCCGGAATTCAAGAATAACATTATTAATGATCCCGAAATGAAGTCAATCTTTAATGTCCTCATTGCTGCGAATGAAGATGGATATACTAATGTCAACATTGTTGTTGGATCTGATCGCCAAGCAGAATTCGAAAATTTAGCCCAAAAGTATAATGGAGATCTTTATAATTTTGATCAAATTCGTGTAATTTCTGCAGGTGTTCGTGATGCCGATGCAGAAGGTGTGGAAGGAATGTCTGCATCCAAGATGAGAAAGGCAGTAATGGATAATGACTTTGTATCAT